TTGTTTTATTTGAACCGATAGAATCCATCCAGCAACTTCATCGTTGAACTTCTCTGTAAAATCCTCCATCGTAAACTCTAAAATAACATCCATATTTGTTTCAATATCGGATGATTGTTTTAAATATGCAGCCACATCTAAACAGAGTTGCTTCATATCGGATAACACTTCCAACTCATCACGCTCATCCTTATTTACAAGGTCAGCAAAATAAATATTATATGAATCCGTTAAAACACTACCCGATAAACTAGAACCGTTTACCTCCACCCACATAACAGGATAGTTGCGGAATTTATCCACCGTTCCATCTTCACCAATGACTCCATTAGTCTTAGTGAATGACTCCACCAATTCCCACGCATCACCAACACCAAAGCTATTTATTTGCCAATGGACGCTGGAGTAATTGCGTAAAAGTGTTATATGCTGATTTAATGTCTGCATTTTCTTTGATAATCTTATCTAGTTTTTTTTCTCTTTTTCTCTTACTCACAATCGCATGAATTAGTATCACCTAAAAAAATTGGATTTTGATAGCCCTTTCTCTTTGGCTGTATCTCATCAAGTCCTGTATTCAAATCATACAAAGGAAACAATAAATAATTCTCGCATAAATAGTTAATCATTCGTTGGCGGTATTCATCACCTAAGTCCCGATACCTTTGTGAAATCTGCTTTACCGTTTCACCATCCACAGGCTGTGCATTATCTGAACTTTTAGTACTTACATTCTTATTTGTAAACTTATAAGTTAGTTCAGGAGCGCACAAACAAAGTACATAATACTTTAAACAAGGCTTAACATATTTAGAATACAGCACCAAGTCATTACTTGCTAGTGTACCTGCGTTAGCCTTATCATTAATATCATTGAATAGTAAAGTGCCTAAAGTAGTTTCTATGTATAAATCCTGTCCTGTTTGAATGTTGCCACGAATATACTTCGGATCAACATTAGCAGCAATGATGGTCGCATCCTTGATATACATTTCAGAAACTAATAATTTTACAGTTGCCATATTACTTCCTTCTTTTTTTAATAATTACTGACTCCCAAAAATGACGGCAATAAGGTGTTGTTTCATCTGTCTTAGGATTGGTATAAAAACCACCCCTGAATAACCACGCCCCACCCTCTGCATCAGGTGAACTTGATAAGGCATCAATCTCAGCCCTAGAATAAACCTTTCCTGAATTAGATTCAGCCATTCGCTTTTCGCAATATGGTCGGCTACCTGAAACCGCTTTAGGTATTCCATGTATTTCAGAATAGCGATATTTAACTTCAATATCTAAAACAATATCTTCATCATTTAGAATCTCACCACCCGATTTAGTGATGGCAATATTATCACCTATATTTCCTTTTAATAATCCCGATTCAAATAGTTTATCGATTATGTTTTGAACTTCCGTTTTAGTTAGTCCTAGCGCATCCGATAAACCCTCAACGCCTATCTTCTTGTTTGATTTAATAACCGATAACACGTCTACGGTATCTTCGTCTAAATCAATTCCAATAACATCCTTAAAGTAAAGATTCTTAAATTGGTAATCGGTATGGATAGGTGAGCCATTCTCTAGTTCAACACCAACCTTAAATACAATATCATCATCAGAAATAATCTCACCAACAGTAGCAAAATAAGATTCAATCCTTTCCTGCTCTGCAAATAATGAATTAGCTATTGGTGTAGCCAGTTCAGATAAAACGGTTTTAAGTCCTACCAAGCTGCGAATCTCTGTAACCGATAACGATTCTAAAACCTTATTGGCAACAAGTGGGTTTAAACTATTTATTGATTCAAGCATCTTCTGTATTTCAGAATTACCCTCCGTTTGAATTAAGCTAAGTTTTTTTAATGTAAGCAATCCACCTATACCATTCTCGGCATAAATAAAGTTTTGTATTTCCGCCCATTGCTGTTGCTTAGGCTGGATGTAAGAGGTATAAAATAACTCATAACCCTGTAACATCTCATCCTTATTGCCACCGAAACCGCTATCAGTACGAATACCAAACAGTAGTGGAGTAGTAACATTATGAACTGTAAATATCTCATCACGTATAGCCTTATTGAGAATCTCAAATTGCTTATCTAAATCGGATGGTGTTAGTGGTGTGGTTTCTACTTTTTGATCTAATGAATTAGCAAATACAAAAGTTACATCACCTGCATTATCAGTACCCGTTTTCTTGGCTTTAAAATCTCTAACAAATTTCTTTTGGTTTTCTTCAGTCGTAAAGATGTTAGTCATAGTTACAACCTGACCGCCCCAAAATTGATTCTTTATATTGTTAATATGATAGTTCTCAATTTCCAAATCAGCCTCAATATAACCACAGGCAGAAACATATTCAGGTAATGGATAAACGTCCAACTCACCTGATTTAACTGGCTTGTGATTCTTATAATATAATAATTCAGCACCCGTTTTTTTAGTTCCAAAGTAATCCCACTCCCTATATTCAGGCTTTTGCTTTGCCCTAGAAATATCCATTACACCACGCCAATCGTTCAAGTAAGCATATTTATAAACTGGTTTCTTATCATCACCAACATTAAAGATTCTCACCTTTGCAAAGTCAATATGATACTGCTCCACAACATTACTTCCGCCCTTATCCCAAATACATTCCACCGCAAATCCACCAAATATATTCCAATCCAAATCCGCCTTGAAGGTTACTTCATTAAGTGTTTCGTTTGGATTAGCATTATTAAGTATGTTCTGTGCTTTGGCCTGTTGAATCTTATTCAAATCAGAATAGTTTATCGACCATCCGCCACCTATTGTATATCTGTTTTTAGCATTAATAATAGATGAATGTTTTGGTGATGACTGATAAAGCCTAATCAAATAATCAGGATATGGATATTGTAAATCCTCCCCGTACTTTATTATATTGCCAATCTTTTCCTCTTTAAAAATAGGGGCTTTGTGAGATGCCATTGAGGCAAATCTAATAGAGGCAGTAGGTTTTATTTCTTCACTCATTAGGTACGGAATAGGTATCTTCATTATTTGTAGGCTCGGAATAATCAGCTAGTGGATTATTCAAATCTCTAACATACACCTTGCCACGTTCAACAATCTCATCGGCACTAGCAGGGACAAGATTAGTAATTGATGTTTGTGCATAAATAGTATAATCCCAAAAGCCAGTAGGCAAAAGAATTATTTCACCATTTGTCAAATCTTCTGTTCCACCATCGCCAACCTCTGTTATTATAAACTTATTATAACGGTCTGTGTAAATTGAAATATCATCAGCAATGAAATTCTTAAACTCATTCTCAATGCTTTCAAATGAAAATAGAAAAGTAGGATTAGCAATAGTCGTTCTTTCCGAAAGCGACAAGGCTACAATTCCCGAACTATCTCTATCAATAAAAATCATTTTTCAAATATATAAAAAAGGCATCACAGTTAAATGATGCCTTTCAAGTTTATCAGCAATTTTTATAAACCAAGAATCAATGATGATTGAATTTGATTAGAAGCAATAAAGTAAACTGGCAACGGTTCATTCGATACTATCGTAACCGTATGCCCGTTAAAGTCTGCAAACGCTGTCCCAGTAGTAGCTTCATCAGCCGTTAGTGTCGCTCCTGTTTTACCCATCAATAAATAATCACCGTTTCTTGTCTTAATGATAATCGCTAAACGATTGTACGCAAGTAGTTGCATATAACGTCTAAGATTAGCAGATAATTTTTTAGTTGTAAATGATAATGTCTGAGTCCAAAATGGTGCGTTATCACCTGCTTTAGCCTCTAGGAAAGAACCTTTCTCCTTCTCTAAAGAAATTTTCCAAAAGTATTTACCACTATCAGTTGTAATAGCAGAAACATTTCCTGATGTATCAGCCGTAAAAGTATCGATGTTATCGACCTCCGTTACCGCGATCCATTCTATACCCGATACTCCGTCGTTACAATCTAATGTTATGAGTGAATCAATTACACAAGCCATAAATTTATAGTTTTAAAAAGGGGCTGTTACACCCCTTCGATTAATATTTAGAATGTGAATTCGATAACTTCAGCAGGGCGTAAAATCTGCCATCCTCTTTTGAAAAGGATTCTTGATTTCACTTTCTCATCTTCATCATCATACCATAATTTGATTTTTTCTTCTTCGTTTTCAAGGTCTGTTCCTAAGAACAAATTATCTTCGTGAATCAAATAACCTGCATCAATACCCGATAATCCCTCAGTAGGAACGATGGTAATGTTAGTTCCGAAAATCTTAATTGTTTCATCATTCTGTTGGTTACCCATTCCGTTGTAGTGGAATTGATTTGCAGTTTGGTTTGCAATTAAATATAACTCACTCCATAATGGATCAACGAATAAAAGATTGTTCCCTACGTTTCTGAGTCCAGGCAACAAGTCTGTTTGTGCTAATCTAATAGCATTGAAAACAGAAATAACATTTGCAGCGGTTGGTGTACCAGTTAATACAGCAGCAATATATGCAGCAACGTTAGCTTCTAGTCCTGTACCAGCAGCAACCATCAAAGTATGAATACCATCATATTTGTTGATGTTTGGATTACCTGATAACAAGTCCCCTTGCCAGTCAGCCGTTTCTAATTTTTCCATCAATCGGCCAATCAATATATCCAACACTTCTTTTGGAAGGTCGGCTTCTGTGTAGTTAGAACCTTTTTTCAAAAGCAACTGCGTTGATTTGGCTTCTAGTTCAGGAATACACCAAGAATTTTCAATCTTCAATTTCCCTACTGTTAAAGTACGGTCAGAGATTGTGGTTGCTCCTGATGAATTAAATTCAGTACAAGTGCCACCTGCCTGCATAAAAACAGTAGTATCTAACAGCTTAATTTTTTCAGCCGATTTGATACCTGTTTGTACATTTGCATATTTTGCCGTTTTCCCTTTAAAGAGAGAAGGCATATACATTTTTAAGTTTTGTTCATTGGTATAGTTACTCAATGAAGATACGGTAAATCCCATGTTTTTTTATTTTTAGTGAAACATTATTTTTGTGCGAATGATTCAATCATCCACGTTGATTTCTTCTTTGTTAGTGCGAACTTTTCCTGAACTGGAGTAGCAGCAGGTTGTGAATTGAATTTCTCAATCACTTCATTTTGCTTTGTAATCAATTCGGTCAATTGCGCTATTTCTTTTTCGTGTGCCGTTTTAAGTGAAGTAATAGCAGCTTCTTTTTCATCTGAAAATATGCGCTCACGTTCCTGAATGATTCGCTCTACATCACGCTTGGCTACTTGCTCAACAACCTCTTTTACTGGCTCTGTAACAGCAGCACCTTCAACACCCTGTTCAACTGGCTCCTCCTCAACAACGGCAGGAATGATTTCAGTAATAATTCCTTGTCCACCTTCAACTACTATGGTCATGCCATCAGTAGTAATGTGTTTGCCGTCAGGCATCGGTAAAGCACCTTCAGGAGTAACGATAGCGATTGGCATTGCTACCAATAACTCATCACCTTCCCAAGTAACAGTTTCACCCGTTTCAAGTTTAGCCTCGCCAAACTTTAAATGCTCAGGCTTGAAATCAGCATCATGCTCCTTTAGTTTTAAAAACACCGCAATTTTTTTAAGAAATTCCATAAGTCTTTTTTTATATAAGTTATTAATAAATGAATTGTATCACTTTGCCAATATTGAGGCAATCTGTTTTAAAATGTCTTTCTCCTGCTTATCGTCAACGTGAACCATATCGAAGAAACCTTCAACGCTAAATCCTGTTAGTTTATCTATGTTAGCCCAAACCGTAGGATTGGAAACCTTCATACTGATAAACCAAGATCCATCGCTTAACTCATCAAATCCTTTTGGAGTTAATATACCTCTACTTGAATCAATTAGAAAACTTTCAAATATGTAAACATCATCAGGCTTGGCTTCAATATCGTGCATCAGGTTCACATTACTTGTAAGCCCTGACTTCATGAACTTCAGCATAATCTTTTCGATTGATGCAGGTGGAAACTTTACATAATGCTCACCAAACTTATCATCACGTCTATAAATAGGAAGGTCAGCAATCATGGCTGCCCCCGATACTATTTGTCGCTCGGCATCTTTATTAAATTTTATTTCCGTCATTTGGTCAAACTTCTGCCAAGTAGAAATGATGGCTGGTTTATCGACCATAGCCACATATTGAACACCGCTATTTTCAACGGATTCATCTATGATAAGATTGTAAATAGGCAGTTCTTTGTTCATATAATGATAAGTCAAACTGCCTTAAATTGTATCACTACTCCACTACCGTCGCCCTGTTTATGATTCCCCTCGCTCTTGATTGAACACTTGTAATATCGGTTTCTGTAACCGTTACACGAATATCTTGAGGTTGCTGACCCGATTCAATGGCCTGTCTATTTAACACCGTTGTATCGATACTGTTGCCTCCGCCCGATGAAGGCGCGTTTACTGATGGAGCAGAACCGCCTGATGGTGCTGATGCGCTACCTGATTTAGTTTCAAACTTGGTAGCTGCTATCCTAGCAACATTACCAAGCCCCGCAGCGATGGCAATACCCGCAGCGATGGCAGCACGAATCGGAGCATCGGGAGTTGGTATGGCTAATTGAGAAGCATACGCAGCGGTTGCCGATTGATAAGTTTGAACTAAGGCAGATGCAAGGTTCAAGGCTTTATTAATTTCAAAAGCCTTCTTTGCATTAGCTTCATTTTTCTTTCCAAACAATTCAGTAAGCGATGATAAAACACCTAATGTATCGGCTGCTAATTGTACTTTAGCTGCTTGACCTTGTTTAAAGAACTCGGCTTGTTTATCTTCATCTTCTAATGTTTTAGCTGCCGTTTCGCTTGATAGTTTAGCAATATCCTGATAAGC